CAGTAATGAGAGAATGGGTCCCAGAAATCTTTAGTTATTATGAGGAAAAAAGGCTTCATCGTGCGAGGTTGAGTCCCTAAATATTTTGTAAATTATTATACCTTATGTGCCCAACTTATAGATTTGAGAATACAGAAACAGGTGAAATCTTTGAGAAATGGATGCTTATGGCAGAAAAAGACCCATATCTCAAAGAAAATCCTCATATTAAACCTCTTATACCAACACAAATGAATGTTGGTGAAGTGGGGGATTGGAGAAATAAACTAACCTCCAAGCATCCTTCTTGGAATGATGTACTCGGACAAGCTCAGAAAATGCCCGGTTCAACTGTAAAAAAACTTTAAACACTTATGGCAAGAAGAAAAAGAGCAGAGCAACAAAATGATGTTGGTCTTACTACTCGTCAAGCAAAGCGTAAAAAACCCTTAAGTAGTGAATATCTGGTAGATATTGACCCACTTACAGATAATCAGAAAAAACTTTTCGATTCTTATGCGGAACAGAAACATTTAGTTGCTTATGGGTGTGCCGGTACGGGTAAAACTTTTATTACTCTTTATAATGCTCTTCGTGAGGTTTTAGATGAAAAAACACCTTATGAAAAAATCTATCTTGTCCGTTCTTTAGTTGCCACAAGAGAGATTGGATTTCTTCCCGGTTCTTATGATGACAAGTCGGATATTTACCAAATTCCTTATAAGAATATGGTTAAGTATATGTTCCAGATGCCCTCGGATGCTGAATTTGAGATGCTTTATGGCAATCTCAAGGCACAGGAAACCATTAAGTTCTGGAGTACTTCATTCCTCAGAGGAACCACGCTTGATAATTCTATTATTATTGTGGATGAGTTCCAAAATATGTCATATCACGAACTAGATTCTATTATCACTCGTGTTGGTGAGAACTCTAAAATTATGTTCTGTGGAGATGCGTCTCAGAGTGACCTTCAGAAAACAAACGAAAGAAATGGTATTATTGATTTTATGACAGTCTTGCGTAAAATGCCATCTTTTGATATAATTGAATTTGGTGTAGATGATATTATTCGTTCAGGACTTGTCAAAGAATATATTATTGCGAAATTAGAAGCAGGTTTTTAATGTTTAATCATCTTGATAATGTACTTCCTCAACTTGAGAGAGAAACGATTGATGGGGTGCGATACTATTCGGTGCCTGATGAAGACCAACTACTCAAGTTGGTCTCTATTACCTCAGTAACCAGTCATTTTAATAAGGAAATCTTTGTAAAATGGCGTAAAAGGGTTGGTAATGAGGAAGCAGACCGAATCACCAAGGCATCAACAAGTCGTGGAACTGATATGCATACCTTGGTTGAAAATTATCTTTATAATAGAGACCTTCCAACAGTTCAACCTCTATCAGATTTTCTGTTTAAGATTGCTAAAACAGATCTGAATAGGATTGATAATATTCATTGTCTGGAAGGTGCCATGTATAGCAGGCAACTTGGTGTGGCAGGAACAACGGACTGTATTGGAGAGTTTGATGAGGAACTTGCCGTAATTGACTTCAAGACTTCCAAAAAACCAAAACCAAGAGAATGGATTGAGAACTATTTTGTTCAGGCAATGTTTTATGGTATGGCATATTATGAAATGACTGGTATTCCGATTAAGAAACTAGTAATCATTATGGCATGTGAGAATGGAGAGTGTGTGGTGTACGAAGAAAGAGACCTTAAAAAGTATATGAAACTCGTAGTTGAATACATCAAAAAGTTTGTGAATGATAAACTAGAACAAATGTCTACTTGACTAATTGATTATTATATCTTATAATACATATTATTACTGCTAAACTATGACAAACATACTAGCGACGTTCCTAGAGATTAATATAGAAGATATGGAATCACCAGAATCAAATAAAGAATTAGAGCAGGCAATTGAAGATAAGTTTCTTACACCTTCTAAGTTTGCCATAGAAATCGAAAAAATAGTTGCCGAAGAAAACTGTAATTATATTGATGCCATTTGCCATTATTGTGAAATTAATGGTATTGATATTGAATCGGTTACTAAGTTAGTTTCCAAACCCCTCAAAGAAAGATTGAAGTATGATGCGATTAATCTTAACTTTATGAAGCGAATTTCGAAAGCCAAATTGCCGTTATAACTGGTTGTTTTTATAAATAATTATGTATTCTTTGAAAAAACAACACGAAAATGACTAGAAATTATAAGGAAGAATATCAAAAATGGAAAGAGCGTTTTGCTTCTCTTACAGAAGAGGAGCAAAGACTCTTAATTGAAAGACGCCGCGAAGAAAATAGAAAATGTAATGAAAAAAGAAGAGAAAAAAGAAAACAAAATCTTCAAGAACATCAAGAGTATCTCAATTACTTAAAAGAATATCGGAAAAATAATAAAGAACAAGTTTCTTCTGTTAAAAAAGAGTGGTATAAGGAAAATGATGAATATGTAAAAAATAAGGAGAAAACCGCATATAAAAATTTAAGAGAAGATGCTATAAATGAATTGGGGGGAGAATGTGTAAAATGTGGGTCTACAACTAATCTAGAATTTAATCATACGGACCCACTTAATAAAGAAATGGAAGCATCTGGTAAATCTAATTTTCGGAAAGGTGAATATAAAAAGTGTGAGTTATTATGTAAATCTTGCCATAGAAGATGGAGTAATCTTGAAGCATCACTTTCTAGAAAATATTGGTTAGAAACTTTGACGATGGAAGAAAGAAGGAGAAGAATTAATGAGTCCTTTTGAGGTTTACACCCAATATCTTGGAATAAAAAATCATTTCACCAATCCCAAATATGATTACTTTAAATATAAAAAGACAAGAGCAACACTCGCATCGTTTAACCGTCGAGCCGATAAATACTTCTTCGAGAAGTCTTCAAGAAAGTATGATGACAAAGAAATAGTAGATTTTCTAGTATCAAACTTTGTAGCAACCGATAATCCCCAAAGTATATGGATTGGAGAAATTATAAATTCTGGCGAAAGAACCTATCAAGAGTGGATGCGCCGACAGCAGAGCTTAACTTACTTATTCAAGGAGCAATCAACAGAATTGTTCTCTCAGACAAAATTAGAGAATGTCTTCGACTGCTCGAAAGGTCATCCAATTCTTCTCAAAACATTTCTAAAAAGTGAATTGGCACCTGAAATAATGGTAATCTATGACAAAATATTTTCGTATATTAGTGAGTTTGATAAGAAACTTCTGGACCCCGTTTGGGAAACCGTAAGTTTAAAAATAAAAAAATACAAACCCTTTATACATATTGATATATTCCAGTACAAAAAACTTTTACGGGACATTATAAATGAGTAGTTTTTTTGATTCTGATATTATTCAGGATGAACTAAAGGAAATTAACGAACTTCAAGAGTTTATATACAATAGTATTTTAACTTTTGGTATGATGCCTCGTGAAGATAAACTGGAACATATTGAAAAAATGACAATGTTGCTTGAAAAGCAGCGTATTATGTACACAAGACTTTCTCTTTCCGATGACCCTCAAGCAGTTGAGATGAAGGAAAATGTAAGAAGGTCAGTTGCTCTGATGGGGTTTCCGCCAGATACTGATATGAGCATTCTTTTCAGCAGTATGACAAAAACAATTGAGTCACTCAAAAAGTATCTTGACTAATGAGTGATTTTTTGCTATAATATCTAAGTAATCCAACAAATCCAAACTATCCCAAAAAATCTTATGTCGTTTTCGGACTTAAAAAAGCAATCTAAACTTGGTTCTCTCACCGAAAAACTGGTGAAAGAAGTAGAAAAAATGAATAATTCTGGTAATTCTTCTGATGACCGTCTGTGGAAATTGGAATGTGATAAAGCAAATAATGGTTATGCCGTTATTCGTTTCCTTCCTGCTCCTGATGGTGAAGACTTGCCATTCGTTAAAGTCTATTCTCACGCCTTCCAGGGTCCTGGTGGTTGGTTGATTGACTCTTGCCTTACCACTCTCAACCAGAAGTGCCCCGTATGTGAGCACAACTCTGGTCTCTGGAACTCTGGTATAGACTCTAATAAGGAAGTTGCCCGTAAGCAGAAGCGTAAACTGACTTATGTGAGTAACATTTATGTCGTGAAAGACCCTGCGAATCCTGATAATGAAGGTAAAGTCTTTCTCTTCAAGTACGGTAAGAAAATCTTTGACAAACTCACGGAAGCAATGCAACCTGAGTTTGAAGATGAGACTCCTATTGATCCGTTTGATTTCTGGACTGGTGCTAACTTCAAACTGAAGGCAAAGAATGTTGCCGGTTATAGGAACTATGATTCCAGCGAATTTGCTGCTCAGGGTGCTCTTCTAAATGATGATGATGCTATGGAA